CCGCAGGTATTTGCGAATCAGCGGGTTGTTGGTGGAGAGGCGGCGAGCGCGGCCGCGGAGGGCCTGCAGGTTCGCCCACAAATCGAGGTCGGCCGAGCTGTTCGATGTTCCCCAGTCTTCGGTCAGACGAGTGACGCGCGCGGCCTGATAGTTGAGATCCCGCTTGGCATTAGCGGCGGTGGTCAGTGTGTTGCGCTCTTCCATGATTCCGGCCTTGGCGGCCGAGAGATCGAGAACGGTAAGGTTAGCCACCGAAGTGCACCGCGACGGTCGTGGGCAGCTGATACTCGCCACGATTCGCCCTTTCCTGCCGCACCAGGCTCGTGTAGAGGCTGCGAAGCTGGGTTAGTTCCGTGAGGCTGTAACGGCGCAGCATGCGGCCGGCGATGGTGTACTCCTCCACCCCGTTGCCGCCGACGCCGGCGAGCATGAGGTTGATGTTGTCGAGAGCCTTCTCGTTCGGCGATCGCGTGTCCTGGGGCGCGGTGGCGTCGAGCAGATCGATCGCGACGATGACCCGGCCGAGCGCGACGGTGAAGCGCTGTGCGGGCACAGAGCCCGCGGCGGCCAACGATACGACCGCGATCCACTGGTAGTTGCCGGCTGCCCAGATCTTGGTCTCGGCCGAGGGAATGAGGATGGTGTAGGTGTCGCCCTCGCTGGTGATGTCGGCGGGGGTGACGACGATCCGATTGGTGGGCGAGTTGAGGACGTAGGCGAGCACCCAACCGGCGCTTGCCGGGTAGGCCGCAAAGCTGCGCTGCCAGCTGAGCGTGTCGCCGGCGATGAGGTTCCACGGCTCCGGCTCCACCGGAAAGTTGAGAAACTCGATATTGAACGGAAAGTCGCCGATCGGCATGCCTGAGTTATTAGCGGGAACCGTCGAAAATGGTCAAAGATGCGTGTTTTGAGGGCCCTGATCGGGAATTTCCGAGGTTTACCGGGTTTTCCCGGCTATCGATCCCACTCCCCCGCCCAGCTGGTGCGCGGGCTTTGTTTACGCATTTTTTTCGGGGGCCCAGCAATAATGGGGATGCCGTCGGCCTCTGGTTCCTGGGTCTGTGTGGGTGCTTCGAGGGGAGTCCCCGGCGTTTCCAGCGAATTCGGCGCCGCCGGCACCTGTCTCAGTAAGTTGGCGGCCAGCTTCTCCCAGTCGCGAATGTTGAGGTCATCCAGGGCGGCCATCGCGTAAACGCGGCAGTCGAGGGCTTCGTTGCGCTCCCGCTTCTTCACCCACTTCCGGACCGGCGTCATGCCGTCCATCTCCGTGATCAGCTTCTCGGCCGTCAGCTGCTCGAAGTAGTCGCGGTCGTAGGTGTTGCGCTCGACCGTCTTGCCCTGCTCGTTGCGGTAGCCGCTGGGGAAGTGGCAGAAGCCGGCGCCGATCGCCTCGACCTTGAGGTTGGCGTAGAGCGATTCCTTCGCTGTATCGATTCCAACCATACGGAGCTCTACGCGCGATTTGTGGGTGCGCTGGGCCCTGGGCTTGGTCAGAGGGACTGCCGGCCCGGCCTGGCCTTTACAGGCGAAGACGCGGCGGACCTGGCGCGGGCGTACAAAGCGATACACCGCCGCAGCGTGATAGCCGGAGTCGATGAACGCCGTCGCGATGCGCAGCCGGGCTCCGGAGGCGTGCAGCCAGGTCGCCTTGAGGATCTCGTCGACATCTTTCCATAGCTCGGGCATCGCCGGGTTGCCGCGCAGTACGAAGTAGTTGATTGACCAGGACTCCCCTTCCCTGCCCCAGCCGACGATCTCGCCCTCGATGCGATCGGCCTGGACGTCGATGCCGCAGGTGAGCACAAGGGCCTCGGCGGGAACCTCGGCCTCGTAGACGATGCGGCGCTTCATCAGCTCGCCATCGTCGACCGACTCGCCCACTACCTCGTAGGTCCGGCCGAGCCGGGTGTTGACGAAGGCCTTGCGCTCCTGCGGTTTTTTGTAGGCCTTCAGCCAGTCGGCGATCAGCGACTCCCAGCTCTTCCATGGCGAGTACAGGACGCTCAGCTGAAAGCCTGCAGAATGACCGTCTCCTCCGCCAGGGTTGGTTTTGCGCCAGCGCGCGGTACCGCCGGCCTTGGCGTCGCGAATCATGTTCGGCTTTTCGACCTCGAGGATCTCGCAGCCGTGTACACACACGTAATAACACTTGGAGGGCTCATGCTTCGCCGCACCCTTGTTGCTCGGGTTGGGCCATTTGAGCGACTCCCACACCAGCTCCTGGTAGGTGTGGCAGTGCGGGCACTGCACCTCGTACACGCGATAATCGGTGTTGCTCAGCAGCTTCTCGATGCGGCTGGAATTTTTAATGCTGGGCGTCGACGCGTAGATCTTGATGCGGTTCCAGAAATTCGTGGTGCGGGCTTCGGCAATCGTGATGGGGTCGCCTTTGGTGCCAGACGAGGCCGGGTAGTCGTCGACCTCATCCCCGATCAGTACGCGGGCCGGCCGGCTGGCCAGGGTGCTGGGCGCGTTGGCGCCGGCGAGGGCGATGAAGCCACCGGGGAATTTCTTTTTAAGGATGGCGTTGTTGGCGGAGCGAGTCTTTACGCTGCCGAAGAGTGGGGTGAGGATCGGCGTGTCGCGGATCGCGGTGGAGATGCGCTCTTTGGAGATGTCCTCCGCCAGTGTCTCGGTGGGCATCACCCACAAAATCGGGCTGGGTTCATGCTGACAAAAGTAAAAGAGGATGTTTAGCATGCAGGCGGTTTTGCCGCACTGCGCCGCGATCATGTAGACCACGGTCTCGATCCCCGGCTCGTTGACGACGTCCATCATCTCGCGCTGGTAGGGAGCGCGATCGGTGCGCCATTGGCCAGGCTCGGGTGAGCCTTCGCGGGGTAGCCTGGCGTGCAGGTCCGCCCACTGCGAGACGGTGAGCTCGAGCGGAGGCGTGAAGAGCGCCAGGCTGGCAAGGATGCCGGCGTCGAGGGCGGCGAGAGAATCCGGGCTGGACTGAAAACTACTCATCCTCGGCCGCCCGGCGCGTGCCGCTGACGGGTGTGGTGCCGACGCCGGCGAGCCGGGTGCAGAGATCTCGCGCGGAGGTGGTGAGCAGGGCAAATAGCTGGTTGCGATCGCGGATGCCGAAGATGCGGCCGATCATCAGCGTGGGCCAGCCGAGGATCTCGACCTGGAGATTCTTGGCCGTGTCCTGCATCACGCGCGAAACATCCTCGACGGCGACCACCTGGCGGCGGCGCTCGCCGAGCTCGAGCTCTTTCAGGTCCGCCTCGGCGATCGTCTTGCGCAGGAGCGCCTCCGCGCCCGTCTTACGCAGGAGTCTTACGCGGAGGTCCTCTTGATGGATCTCGTCGCCTTCGGGGATGCTGACGGGCTCTTCTCCCTCCCTGGCGTGCGTCCATTTCCGCGCGTTTCCGTCCTCCTCGGCCCGCATCTTCACATACCAGGGCAAGACGTCGGCCCACACAAAGCGCCGGCCGCGCTCATCGGCCGTCGAGGGCATCGCTTTGTCTTTGAGCCAGTTGCGAATCGTGCGGTCGGTGACGAGCAGCAGCTCCGCGACGTCGTTGATAGCCAAAAAATCACACTTCGCGGGCTGTTTGGACTTCGACATAAGCGGAAACGGAAAACGGAAATTTAAAAATCACAGCTACACCGCCCGCGCGGTAGCGCGTCACCCGCAGCGGTGAAAGTCTGGGGAGGACCCGTTGGCCGATGGCAGGCATAAGGTCCTTCCTTGCATACGGTGGCCAGCCGTCGGCCGTGGCTCATGTGCACGTGTGCGTTGAGGCTGTGCGGTATCGCGACGGCTGGTCGTGTAGGTTATGGCGCAGGTGAAGCGAAGCGGTCAAACCCACGCCTCCAGCGGCGCTGCTGGTGTGTATGATTGCGCACAACTAAGCATCTCCAGGAGTTGTACTCTGCATCAGACCCGAGCCCTGCAGCGCTTTGGTAGGTGAGTTCAACGATGGCAATGCCACAAGTCCTTACCAATGCGGGTCCGCATGCGCAGGCTCGCAGCTACGCTCAACCTCAAGCTCTTCTTTCACTTCGAGCAGATCCGCCACTCCTGGTGTGGCGGCGCCTACTCAATCACGCTGTTGATGAAGCGAAGAAGACGATGGACGGCCTGCCCACTGATCTGGCGATCCTTGCCCGGTGGTGGATAGTCGACCTGCAACCGCAACAGAGCGACAGGGATGAATGGGAGCGCAGCTTTGGGTGTGCCTGTCAGTGGTTGGATATCGATCCAGCTGCTGAGCGCAGGCGCCTCATGCGTGAGATCGACAAGGCGTTGAAGCGCGCCTGGATGGAGGTCTGGCACGCGGTGGTGTATATGCGTCGTGCCATGGTGCTGAGCTGTGCAGGGATTCCTACAGCGATCGCCGGCCAGTTCATGCTTCCGCTCGCCAGCGTGTCGACCTATGACGAAGTTGCGGGGATCGACAAGCCCGATATGTTTGCAGAATTAGAGCCGATCGAGCTGGGTTGCCCGATCGGCTCGTATGCGTGCGAGTGGCCGAGGCCCTAAACGCGGGTTTCTTCGAGCTGGTTGGTCAGAGTCGGCACAATCGTCTCGGTGGCTTTGGCGGTCGCACCCTCGATCGAGCTCTTAACGAGATCGTTGTTTTTGGTCATCAGACCGGTGGCGCAGATGACGCCGGCAAGCCCGTTTTCGAGGTTCTTGCGGTTGGTGATCTGGCTGTTGTGACCGAGCGAAGGATCGACGCGGGCATAACCCCAGCGCTGAATTGTACCGATCGCTGTCTGGGTTTGACCTAGCTGCTCCTGCAGAAACGCCAGCCGCTCCTGTTGCGCAGGCGTCAGATTGTTGATGGGTGGGGTGT